GCCCGGTAAAGCGTGGACCGATAACGGTGGCACTCAGCACCCCGGCAACTGGATGCTGTGGTCTTCTGAGGAGAAAGCCGCGAAGTCTCTGGTCTGGGAAGACGACCCGGCACCATTCGATAACCGGTTCTATTGGGATGCTAACACCCCGAAGAACATTGCAGACGTCAATGAGGTTGACGGTGACGGCAATGCCATTCTGGACGCTGACGGCAATCAGGTGGTCACCAAAGGGCTGAAGTCAGTCTGGAAGGCTATCATCAAGGAACAGGCCGCTGGCTTGCTGGCCCCGACAGATTGGTATGTTGTGCGTGAGGCTGAGGTCGGCACAGACGTACCGCAGGACGTCCTAACATTTCGGGCAAACGTGCGGTCCAAGTCTGGCACCATTGAGACAGCCATCGACAATGCCGCTGACCATGCCGCGTTTATGGCCCTGTTTGATGTGCCTGTAGACGGTGATGGCAACCCAACAGGCAAGGCACCAATCGCTGACTGGCCTGATGAGTTGTAATCATGGAGATGTCTGGCCTGATTGATACGCTGATAGGCATCGTCATCGCTGGCGGTGTGTATTGGCTGAAGACCATACAGACAGAGCAGAAGCGTATAGACATTCTGCTCAACCGTACCCGTGAGGATTTTGCCACAAAGGCGGAACTCCGGGCGGACTACAGCAACCTCATGGAATACTTGCACCGCATAGAAGACAAACTGGACAAGCTGATTACAAAGTGAGGCGTCATGGACCCGGCAACAATAGCCCTCGCCACCTCTGCCTTTGCACTGGTCCGCAAGGGGTTCCAAGCTGGTCGGGAAATCGAATCCATGACGAAGGACTTGTCACGGTGGCTTGGTGCTTGCCATGACATAGAGAGGTCGCACAACAAGGCGAAGACCCGCCGCTGGGGCCGCACTGTTGAGGAAGAGGCTCTGGAAACGTGGTCTGCCATGAGGCAAGTCCGCAAGGACCGGGAGACACTCCGGCTGTATATGCTGTCTGTAGACCCGCAGGCGTGGAGCCAGCTAGTCCGGCTTGAAGGACAAATCCGTAAACAACGTCAGCTTGAAGAGGAAGCCCGGCAGAAACGCCGGGAGGAAATCACAATCTGGCTGGTATCTTGTGCCGTTGGTCTGCTGGTCATTGGCATGATTGCGTTTGTGGTATCCAGACTGCCCTGAAAAAACTTAAATAAAAATTAAGAAAAGGGGTTTACATACCTATACTATTAGCCTATATTTATATTGTGGGGATGTTCCCACAGTCATCAAGGAGGAAAAAATGACTGCACTTACTGAAATGGAAAGAGCCTGTGTTTTGATTATGGGCCACGCTGGTTACTCTAGTTCTGGCACAGCCAGCGCGGAAGAGATGATGGACGACAACATGACTTTTGCCGACATCACTGACTTTCCCTTTGCTCCGAAAATTGTCCGGGGTGTTATCAGTAGCTTAATCAAAAAAGACATGGCCGTATATTTCCACCGGCCTGATGATACCGACCTGTACTGTCTGACAGATGATGGCATCAAGTCTTTTTGGGAAATGAAGGAGGGGGCATAAGCCCCCGCCGAGGAGGATAAAATGAAGTTAGCAGATTTTACAGTTCAGGGTGTTATCCACGGTGTGCCGGTGTTTCGGTATGACGGCTCAAACTCCGGGCCTGAGTTTTTTAACAACACTCATGTTTACAACTTAGGCATGACAACAGAGCATTTGCTGAAGGCAGAGAAGTCCATCGAGCGTTATTTTCAAAGCCTGCCGATTGGCAACCCTGTCGAAACTGACAAGATGTCAAAAATCAGTCAGAAGCTCTTTGCCATCCGTCAGGAGATTGAGGAGCTTGAGCAAGCCCTTTTGATGGTGCAAGATAATAATGACAACAAAAGGGGCTGATATGTGGTTCACAGATTACCGGCATGAAATCGAGAGGCAACCTGAGGGCTGGGTTGTCTCCATCTGGCAGGGGGCCAAGCTGATACAGCAATTACCATTCGACAGTTGCGGCGCGGCCTTATCTTTTGTAGAAAGAAGGGAGGGTTGTCAAAGTTCCTCCTTTCGATGATAGCCCGTTTCCTCCCTGACTAACCCCTCAGCTTCGGCTGGGGGGTCTTTTTATTTACGGAACTTGCTGATACCGCGTATGCCGAAGGAAGCCGCTATAGAGGCGTACATGGCCCATCTGAACCATTCCGGTGTCTGACTAAGCGCATCGAAGCCTTGCACAACGTAGGGCTGTGTATGGGGCAGGAATGAGGCAATCACGATTGCTATAAAGGTCAGCGTCCACGCTTCATCCTTCCAGCTATCCTTGCTGGCCTCCGCCATGATGCGTTCCCACCCGGCCTCATGCTTCATCAGTTCAGCTTCGGCCTCGGCCTTAGCAATCTTCACCTTGTGCTTTGCGGCCTGAGATTCTGCCCGGCCCTTGAGCCAGCCGGACGCTAACTCACCTACAATAGGTATCAATGCCTGTATCATTTTTTCTCACTTCCCAGCCACACAGCAAACGCGCCGGTCATGGCCCCGGTAACGGTAGCCGTCAGGGCTGTGGCTTGCGATGTCATGGCCTCCGGGGGCAGAGCCATAAACCATTCAATCACTCGGATATACATGAAGGTCATGGTGAACATCATAATGCGCGGCAGTATCCGCCACGCAAGGAACCGTTCCATAGTTACATCCATTTGCCTGTCCTCATCTGTTCTGCAAGCTCTGTGGCCCTGCCCTTCACCTGCTTGGCCCAGCGGCTGTCAAGCATCTCTGCGGCGGCGGTTGCGTAGTTCTGAGCCTTCAGAGCCTCCTGCATGGCCACAAACTTATTGAACCGGGGCTGACCCAGATTGAACAGCATATTCACGATGACGGATTTCCGCACATCATCAAGGCTGTCATACCAGCTATATGACCGGGCGGTTTCCATGAACTCGGCCAAGTCGTTCATCAGCATGAACTCGGCCTCTTTTTCTGTAATGCCACGGTGCTCGAGATTGCGGCCAATCCCAATGGTCAGGATGCCCTCAGTGTCCTTGTAGGGCTTGAGTTCAATGCCCTCATGCCGCTTCAGTTGCTTAATCAGTTTGTCTGTATTGTCATCCATCACACTGCCTCATCAAACTCGCCCTGCATCAGCTTAGATGCTGTGACGCCCAGATTATACATGGCCTCCGTCAGTTCGTTATCACTGGCCTTGCCGCGCTGGCTCATAAACACCTCGATGGCTTCACCTGTCTGTGGGCAAAAGCTAACTGTCACGGCCATCCCGGCCCCTACGTTTGTTGTGATACACGGCCTGCGATTTGGCATTTGCTTCATTGATAATCTCCACGGCTTTGGCCCAGCTATCTGATTCGAGGTCTGGGTCATCGAAAAATGATGTTGGTCTTGTGTACTTCTTGGCGTTGATAGATACCACAGGTATATACCACACCGCCCTCTGTTCAGAGGATACACAAGCCAGAATATCATAATCCTTCAGTGTGGGCATCCGTTTGTTGCCACCAAGCCCGGTCTGAAAATGCACCCGCTGTTTATGCCCCGGCCCCTGCCGAGATGCCTGACAGGCTTTGACTTGTATGCGGAGCGTATAACCAGTCTCCGGGTGCCACGCTATCAGGTCCACGGCGTCCTGTTGCGCTAAAGAAACGCGCCAGCCCCTTGCAAGGACTGACGCGGCGGCAATGTATTCCCCGGCTAGGCCGGAGGCAGTCTGGCTGATAACACCGTCAGCCATGAATTTTTTAGTCAGTGTCATCATAATTTTCGAGCAGGTCGTTCAGGTAAAACTGCGCTTTGCGAAGGTCTTGCACCCCGTTCTTTAACGGGAACCTCCAGATATACTTTATCAGATTGCCCTGCACATAATACTTATAATTGTCACCCAGCGCGGCCTTTATAGCATCGAGACACTCGATGTTGCCGCTGGTGTAGTGTTCCGGGTGGTTTACCGGGTCACTCATCTATAAGCCTCCTCATTAACACTGCATGTTGACTGTGAGGGTATGAGAGGTGCGACACAATGACCCACCCCTCATCCTCGTACTTCTGGATGTCATTATGAATGACGTATCTCAGAATCATGCGCTCAGGCACCGTTCAACTTCCTTCAGATACCTGTTGACCTTTGTGCGACCCCGGCCACGCTTGTCGAGCTTTTTACAGGCGTACATGACAGTCGAGTGGTCACGCCCAAATGCCCGGCCCACTTCTGGATAGCTACAACCCAGCAGTCTGACTGACAGGTACATGGCGATGTGTCGCTCGTCTGCGTTGAACCGCCGCTTGGACAGCAGGTCTGCAACTGGCACTCCCGTGACTTCGCTGGTGGCCTTGATGACCCGTTCAATCTTTTGCTCATAATGCGTCAAACGGGATGGCTTCACCTCGTTCCCGAACACTGTTGATATAATTTTCTCTAAGACAGACATCGTTACAATATACCTCCTTGTTGCCGTTTACTGTTCCCTGATGTCGCCAGTTGAACTGCTGGCCGCAGTGTGAGCAGGTGTCGAACCTATCGACAACCTGCGCTGGTTTTGATGTTTTCGACTTTTTCTTGTCGTACCAAGCCATTAAAACGGAATCTCATCGTCCAATGGTTTTGCCGCCGGGGCAGTAGCCATGCCATTACTTTCCGGGCGTTCTATGAACTCGGAAACCTTGAGGCTGACATACTGCTTGCCAGCTTTGGATTCGTTGTTCCACGCTGACAGGCTGTACTTCTGCCCGTCAATCATAATGGTGCCACGCATATCAGGACGCGCTTGGTTGTCCCCTTTATCATTCGGGAACAGCGACCCTGACATATCCTTCATCTGATATTCCGCCATTAGATAAGCTCCTTTTTGCGGTTGCTAAACAACTGCCGGTCATCTGCCGACAGTCTCAGTTGAACCCGGTTATAGAGTGCCTTCAGGGCATCCAAGTCCGGGCATTGAGCTACCTCTTGTGCAAGCGATAGCTGTTTCAAATGACCAGAAGGAGCCGCATCAGGTACGGTTTTGTCATCACTACTACTATTGTGTGACACGGCTCCCTCATTCGCCTTATGGCCGGAGCTGTCCGAACCAGCGAAGCTAGGTTGCGGCATATCCTCGCCGCTATAAAGGTGTAGGCCAAGCCCTGTGGCGCAAGATATTGCC